GGCCAAGCCTTTAGGCATCGCTGCAACCTGCCGTACTGGTGATCGAATCGCAGCCATCCTTTGGCGTCAAAAAAGTTATCAACGCAATAGGATAGATCGCCCATGTCACGCATGAGCATGTCTGGCGATGCGTAGTCACCGTGGAGAGCGATTATCACAGTTCACCCCTATGCAGACTCCTAGCCTCCTCAATCGCAATTCCGCACTTGCCGAGTTTGCGATTAACAGCTTCGTGCATCTCCCACGTTACATCAAACCACTCGGAGTCGCTTTGTACTGCTACGATTCGCTCGGCGAACTTTGGCAATACTACGGAGCGAAAGTCTTTTGAGCATCCACAACCAGGCAATCGGTCTACATCGGCTAGCCAGGATTTGAACCACTCGCGAAACTCTGCCAAGTCAACCCATCGATACTTGTGCAGCCGATCCCACAACTCTGGACCGCTTACAGCATCAGCCGCAAAGCTATTGCGCGGCATAGTCGTAGGATCGATGTCTTTGACCGCTGCAAATCCCACAACCTCCGCATCGCCTGCAACAGCTTTGCACGCGAAGCACTTTTTGAGCTTAGCCGCAGAAGTCTGAACGAATCCGCAGCTAGAACAGGTCCACTGGTGTATCGGTATCATTACTCGCTAGTGGTTGAATCCCATAGACTAGCCTCATGCCAATCTGCATTTACTGCTAATTGCCATGTACCAGCAGCGTCGAATAGCGCACCAGCGACGAGCGCCAAGCACTGACCTGGCTCAAGAATAACGGGCGCGCATTCCGAGCTTGACAAATCAATCAGAAACTCCGAAAACGCCCCTGCCGCGCCAAGATGCGTTAAGGTGATTGTCTTTATGACGTTTGTGTCAAATGTTGTTCCGGTTGTCGTTAATGCCCCTGTTGTTGCTATCCTAGAATCACCTCCTCCAGCATTTGAACACTCCGAGTCTGGGTCTGTGGAGTCTTTGGGAATAGGTGTTAATGCAGTTCCTCCGCTCGGATTGGCGCTTGACACAGTTGATCGGACTAAGTGTAGACGCCTGCCAGCAGTGATAGCCGTCGTAAAGGCGACGATAGTTGTGAATTGCAACCTGAGCCGCTCGACGAACACACGCTTTGACGAACTAGCATCGTTTCTAATCACCCAGACTGGCGAGCCGGAAGCTAATGCCGCGGCAACTGTGCCAGTTACGCCACTGAGAGAATAAGCGTAGCCCCTAGGCGCTAATGTAACACGCTGAGATTTAGTTACCTGCTCTACAGCAGCAGCTCCCGATACGGCGCGTCCATCGAGTAAATTAGCCATTTTTTTGACCCTTCTAAGAGAATTGATAGTTTACTTTGTAAAGCCCGGAAATAGGACCAGGAAAAGCTCTAGCGTATAACGTAAATTGACCGCTGCCAGGTGAACAACTAAACAACAATGAGTCCATTTCGTTTTCGTCAGCCTGCCTATTAGTAGCAGACTTGCCGCTTTGAGTGGCAATTATCTTTGACGATGCGGTAACGCCTGAATCAACGATAGTAAATGTTTTTTCGAACACTGGCACCGCGCCAAAATCTATTTCGGCCTCCGATACGGTTAGAGCACCATCCACTCCGTCAGTGCCGCTGACACCGGCATCTCCCTTTTCTCCAATGCCAAGCCTAACACCAGCCGTTGTGTAACGCTCAAAACCTTTTTCGCTGGTGTACTCAACCTTTTCGCCAGTTAGCAAAGTGCCATTCCACAGTATCCTATCCGTTCCGCTAGCGTCAAATTTTATTGTCAGCGTGATCGACGCAGTGTCTTTGTTGTAAACACTAATGTAATCGATAATCCTTTGAGTCGACGATGCCGGCGAGCCAACGACATCAACGTCCGTTGTGTTGTTAGTGTTTACCAGCGTGCGACCTGGCGTGTAGGTTGGCGTTGACGTAATGTCTCGCCATGATGCCACGCACTCAGCTTGACTAGTCGCAACTGACGCGCCTAGCACTGCTTGGATTTTGTCGGTTGTTTGACTCAACACAATCATTACGCACCCTCTCCAAATAGTAACGACATTGCCCCGCTTCCACCATCGTCTGGACCAAGGAAGAACAGCGTTGATGCTGCGGGCGCTGCTCCGGTTCCGCACCAAGCATAATTGCCAAATGAGATAGTCAGAGGAACACAAACACATTCCAAATCTCCATCTGCGGGATTAATTCCGTAAGTCAGGCCGCCACAACCAACAGTCATGTTCACCCCGATAAACTGATTAGCCGCGCACCCGCCGAACACTACTACACCTAGCACATAGTTTGTAACTGAAACCGTATCTGTCTGGATTCCGCCAGGTATTGATGGCCCTTCCGATGTAGTCGTAATGTCGCCGGTAAACATCAGAAATGGACCATCCTCAGTAAAATCGTCGCCATCCGAAAATGTAATGTCGCACTGTGCATATGGTCCAAAATACAGGCTTATCGTTCCGGTGTATTCAACTGTGTAGGTAAGTGTTCTTAGCACTGAGTTGGAAGTTGTCTCCACAGTAGTCATCGTAAACGATGATGCCGACGTGTACTGCTGATAATCTTCGTTTGCGTTGCAAAAGTTTATCCCCAAATCGTCAAAAACAAATGGACTGATTGTAATGTCGTATTCGTGGTCCGTGTCTATCGGGTCCTCATCTGGGATTGGTCCATTGTCAGAGCATTCATAATGCGCCGTCAATCCAGGGTAGTTCATGTCGAAAAACGATAGCTGCCCCAGCAAACAATAAGTCAAACTGCAACTATACGTCGTTCCGCATGTATCAACCTCAACATTGTAAGTGCAGTTGACGGCATCAACGGTAATAGCCGTTGGCGTTGCTGACTCAGTATCTCCAACCGCAGGACAATTGCCGCACTGCTGTTCTTCTAGTATCTCTCCGGTAACTGGCGTGCCATCGATTGTTAGGCTTGGTGGACTGGATGGCAAGCCTCCGTACGTTGTGGTGCCTGGATTAGCTACAACCTCTCCGTTTATCCTTATTTCATCGATAGCGCATGGCGAACTAACGTAAATGTACGTCTTCTGATTACAGCAAAGGAACTTATAGCTACGCAGCGAAATGCAGACTTCATCGCAGCCACAGTTGCAACCAGGCTTAAACGCGCCGAGTCCCATTAGCTGCAATCCTCGATTACAACAGTCCAGCACCCGTATTCATTACGCACGCAACCAACAGGCTTTTGATTAGCGCCAACTACAAAAGGAACGATGTTTTCCACGCGATAAACGTCAGTGCTTTTTTCGTACACTCCAAAATCTGCCATGACTGCCTTATAGCAGTTGGCAGCCCCGGCAGTTAACCCTGTCGTTGATGTCGTCGCCGCTGGTATGCCTCCTGATGGTGCCCAAAAGTAAGCCAACGCGAGCGGAATAAATCGCCTTCCAGACTGCTCGGATAAGCTAGCCTTGTCGCGCAGCACTTCGGCTGTAGCCTTATCGAACCCGTATGTGTAGTTGTCTCCGGTCGCCATCTTACGTCCTGATGAACGAGAACGAAATAGACGGGTAAATGTCGAAGTCAATCGTCTCTGGTGGCAATCCAGCTCCCAAAACACCTCCAGCACCATCTAGCAATGTGCCATCGGGCATTTGGTCTATTCGTTTTTGAACCCACGTTTTTGAGTTGTACTTTAGCTGATACTTCGTGAGCCTTCGCAACGTCCCGTAGTATCTTCCAATCGTTGACGACAACACGCAACACAAGAGCGTTTTTGCTGCACATCCAGCAAACGTAGCACTATTAACAGCTTCATTTCTGCTCAGTATGTTCTGATCGGTCACGGTTGACGCTTCGAATTGGTAGAACTCCCAAATCGGTATAAATCTTGTAAGCGTAATTCCGTCTGGGAACAAAATGCCCTTCGAGTTTGTAATTAGCGTCCCTGATGCGTCAAAGTTTAGCTGCTCCTGGATTCGCTCGTACTTTGTTTCGTAAATTGGAACCCATGTTGTAGGGTCGCTCGACGGGTCGCCGCTACTGCCGTTGTCGTCTTCAATTTCGCTCGAAAACTCACAAACTACATCCCAGACTTTCGGATTATCTGGACGGCGAGTACCAGACTTTGAGATGCAAACACCAAGCCCAGTTGGGTCAGCAGTTTGACCAACTAGTGGAAGTCCAGTGGTTGCAAGCACGGACGAATAAGGCTCATCTACAGCAGTGCACTCGACGATGTAGCTGTATGTGCATTCGTAGCTTGGCATGCCGTTCTTAGCGCGAATCCTCGCCGACCCTTCGCGCTTAGTTGAATTACCCCTGATGCTGCTTGACATTAATTGATTCTCCTAAATCCGTTTTCCTTGGAGACAGTCACAAGCTCACCAGTTTTGGTTAGCAACTCTGCCAACTTCTGATCCTGCGCCTTTTGCGTTTCTAGCTGCTCTTTAGCTCGCTCTAGTATCTGTTCATCTGTCGGCTTGCCAGTTTTGCCAGCGTTCATTGACTGAGCAAACGCCTTGGTGTATTCGCTAGTGCCAAATACCGCTGTTGCTGGTCCACGCTTGTTTTCTTCTTCGATCTGCCTGTACGCTGACTGCAACAGTGACATATTCTTGTTGCGGATTGTATTTTGCTCGCGTTCTGCTTTTTCGCGTTCTCGCTTCTCTCGCTCAATCTCCTGCTTTGCCATCTCCCATTTTGCGTCTGCCGCTTCACGCTCCATATTTTTTCTGCTCTGCAACTCGTCGTCTATCTCCTTCGTTTGCTGCTTAACTCGCAGTTCTGTTGTCTTAGACGCCGCCTCTGTCTCTAGCCTTTGCTTCTCTTGGTAGAACTCTTGAAGCATCGACGTAGCACTATCAACGCCAGCACCGCGACGCACCATAGAACTCGCCATTCCACCAGTTCCAAATGGGTCTAATGCCAATGCGTTTTTACCTTCCGCAGCAATGTCTTTTGCGACACCAGCCGCCGCTATCATGTACTCTGCAACGTCCTTAGCCATTGCCCTAATGGACTGCATAGTGCCATCTACGCCTAGCAATTCTCGCGCAGAAATAGAGATCGCTGGAGCAAACTCGGCAACGTAAGCATTAACGATTCCTTCAATTGCAGTCTTGATTCGATCAATGTTATCTCCAAACTCACCGACAGCGTTTACCTGTGCATCAGTCAATGCGTTTGTTCTCTCCCACCAGCTAGCGACTTCGGCAATCTTATCGCTACCCTGCGACAAGACGCCAACTAATTCGACTCCACCCTTACCGAACACTTCCGTTGCACGCTGAACACGCTCGGCGGGGTCCGTCATTCCGCGAATTTCTTCTGCAATTCGCTTAAACGCCTCGACCGCTGTTTCGCCTGGATCGACGAACCCGCCTTTCATCATCTTTCCGATAGCTGCGTCCATTCCAGCTAACGCACCTTCGCCGCCAAGCTCTTTCGCCGCAAATCTCAGTGAACCTAACTCGTTAAACGTAAGCCCTAAATTGGCTGCTTTGTCAACGACTTCATCGATGCGACCACCCACCTCCACGAACTCATTGACTACACCAGTTACACTAGATACCGCACCTCTAACAACATCAAACGATGTCCGCAGTGCCATGACTGAGGCAGTTACAATGCTCGACACTTGCGACAACCTGCTAAGTGCGTCGTGTCCAGCGGTTGTTGCATGTGTGGCTGAAATCATCTTGCGACGTTTTTCTTCAAGCAATCGATTGTAGACTTCTAGCGATATTGCTCCCGAATCGTAGGCTTTTTTCAGCCGATCTTGCTCTACCGCCAATTGCTCCAGCGGTGAGCGAGCCGCTTCGATGTCCTTTTTGAGCTTGGAAACTTCCGAACGTGACAGTTTGGACGAATCGATAAACTCAGACGCATCCAAACCCAACGAAACGGAGTAGGCATTAATTGTCGTAGCGATTTTACCCACCCTCCATTCGTCGTTGGAAAGCCTGTATGCTATCCGTCGATTCCGTATCCCATTTAATTTCGTGGCGTCCAATCCACAACGGATCAACACCAAGAGCTGTCAACTTGTCCAGCCTGTCGGAAACTGTTGCCGCTGTCTCCTCCGTGGCGTCCTTCATCGCAATGATTCGCAAGCTAGCCGCAATCGACGCGAGTAGCTGATTTTCGTTGCCCCACGGTTCGAGTGCGTAGTAGGATTTCCACAGGCTCCACAGTTCGTCGTCAACATCTTCTAACCATTGCTCTGGGTCTGATATGCCCAGCTTCAAGCACAACCGGCACGCTAACACTAAGTCTCGGTTGCGCCTGAGTCTTTTGGGTTTACGTCGTCCTTATCCATGCCGACTATTCGCATGATGTGCGACATCAGCGGGCCAGTGATTGCCGAATCGACGTTTCCCCACTCGGAGACATCTAGCAGCGGCTCGTTAGACTCTGGGTCATAAACGCACTCAGCTAGTAGCGTGTCTTCAAGTAGTTCAAAATTGAGCTTTTCGGTTTTCTTGCTTTTGCACTTAGCAAACGTTTCTGCGCGTGAACGCTTTGACTTGCCAACTATCAAAAACTTCTCACCTTGCACCGTGACGATTTCCTTCGATACGTCACGCTGCTTAATCCTCTCCTTCAAACTCATCGTCATCGTCCTCCGATTGCTCCGGTTCATCTTGTGGGGCTAGTGAGTGTCGCACCGGATGCCCCTTAATTTTTTCCAGTGCTTTGCATACGTCATCATTCAGCGAGTTATCCCAATTGACTAAGCCGCTGAAAAACCTTGCCGTGTGCGAGTAGTACCCGATGTGACGCCATTTGCCATCGTCGCCGAGTAGGTCAACAAAGTCCTGACCAAACGACTTTTTGACGACCTTTCCAAACACGTTCTTTTCGGTGACATGCTCGCGGCATCGCACTTCTAACGCTGTCACTTCTTCAATTGCTTTGTCAATTTCCGCCGACATTAGCTACCTCGCGTGTAGGTTGGTCCAGTGTCGCCATCCGGGGCGAACGTATAAACGCACTCTTGCACAACGCCATTTTCGAGCGTTGGCAACTTGACTCCAGTGATTACACCGCTAGCTGCGTATGTTGCGCCAGTTGTTGTCGTCTGAGTCGAGTAAACAGGCAATGTGATCGTTGCTGTATCGACAGCCAGCGTGCAGCTAACAGCGGTAGCGGTTGGCAAAAACACCGTGGTAATTTTCCAGTCAGCGTGTTTACGCAAGTCGCTAGCGATTCGCTCTTGGTCGCCACTGGTTGAAAGCACCGACACGTCTAGCATGTCAACTGTGACTTCGCCAATTTCGATTTTCTTGATTTTCCACGAGTTAGCTGCTGTTTGTGTTGTCAGCGTGAACGTGGCTCCGTTTCCTGTATCGCCTACTAGTGGCATGTCCTATTCCTTATGTTTTAAGCCAATGAACCATGAGATCAAACGCACAAACGTGACGCTGATAATCGCCACCGCTTGTGTCTTCATCCTCGAACTCTCTCCGCCCGTCTTCCACCATCACGCTCCGTATTTGTAGACTCGTATAGGAGCCTTTGATTGCATCTATTCCGCACCAAATGATTGCGTCCGCTAGCGCCCTTGCTGCTTCACCAGTCGCACCGTAGCACTCGATGCCTAGTCTGGTTTGCACAATGCCAGCAAGCCCATCTAGCGCATGCTCGTAGCTTTCGCTAAGTATCCGTATGGTTGCCGCTGGTATGGTCGCGCCCTGTATCAACCTCTTGGCGTAGATTCGCTGCGAAACAAGATCGGTAATTGCCGTCTTGCTGAGCAAATAGGTGCGCACTGAGGTAATAACGTCTGCCATCTAGCGAAATGCCTCTTTCATCATCTTGTCAATTTGCTTGGTCAGCTCGTCTTTCATTGCCGAAGTTTGCTCGGACTTTGTTTCGTCGAACGCCTGCACTATCCAATTTCGCACCTGTGGAGCAACAGCAGATAAACCGCCATTTGGGTCTGGGTCTTTGCCCCACAATTTCCGCTTCCTGCCTTTTGGCGATGTGTTGAAATATGCCTTATTACCCTTCGGCCACTCTGGTCCGATAACTCCAAGTCCATAGCGGTTGTCGTACTTGCGAATGACTCGCTTAATCGTCTTCCATAGGGGATAAGCCCAGTCAGCTTTTGCAGCTTGCGATTTTGATCGCTTTGACTTACCGGTCGAACGTGGCGCTAGGTCTCTGGCTCGCTTCACGATTGGTTCGCAGCCAGCCTTGACGACTGTATCGATGACTTTGCCGCGCTCCAAATGTGGCACCATGTCGAACATTCGCACTAGTTCGGCATCGGTTGGCAAGTTCATTTTTACGTCTGCGCCGTTCTTACTCACGATTTACAATACAACTCCAAGTAGCGTTTTCCGCCATCAACTTTTTTGGCGTAAACGATGCCGTAACTAACTGAGTTATGCACCACTCTGCATGTGGTGTCGATGTTGTCGCGATAGTGAACCGTGAAAACGACATCGATTCCAGCTTCAACTTGCTTTCCGCGCAGTGTTTCCCCGCCTCTGGTTTCTTCGTATCGTGCCGGTTCATTTTGGTAGATGTTGCTCCACGATTCTGACTTGTCACCAGCAGAAGAAATGGACAGCGTTAGCGACTGAATGTTTACACGCTCTCGCATTGCTCCCACGCGATGTTGCTGCGGCCTCCATATCATGGGTAACTGCTCCGCATAAACCTGCGAACGAGTGATTCGTAAACTGGCAAAGTCTGCATCGACTCGCCCAACAACTGATCTCGGTTTTCAAAGTAATGTCCAACCAGCAGCAGAATTGCTTGTTTTGCTATGGCTGGAACACTGCTCGCGTTGGTGTAACCTGCGACATAGGTAACCGTCACGGCATCCCATCTATCTACTATTGCGGGCCAAATCTGCATGTATTTCAGCCGCACAGCTCGGCACGCTGCGTCGAGCGAATAAACGCTGGTAGATAACGTCTGCTGCGTGTTGCCTGTGTCGTAGTAGGTAATAGAAGTGATACTTTGCACTGGTCGCTTTGGCAGGTATATCTCGTCGTCTTCCCATTCTTCTAGCGTCACGGATAAAGTCTGCGTTAAACAGCAACTATCAGTGTCATGCTCCCATTGCTCGCGGGCAGCTTGGATAAGTAGCGTCAACTGGTCATCGTGTGCCGTGTCGCTTGTGCTTATCTCCAGTTGCTTTTTGGCTTGCGTTAGTGTTACCGGCTCGCTCGTCGGACCTGTCACTACCGTTGCTCGGCTTACTTCGTTCTCCATGTTCAACAATGCCTCGCTTTTGCAACTCGTAAAACACGCCCTCGGTCAACTCGTAACTACGTCCGCCAACCCATCCACGCCAATTGCGTGTAAATAATGCAGTTACCACTGCCCTGACTCCCACTGTGACGGGTAGATGTGCTTAGGTTTCAGCTCTTGGTCATAAACTGCAACCATTTCTTCAACGTGCCCTAGGATCGTGCCTGGGTCAAAGTAAATTGAGTTGCCAGCCTTTTCCCACTGTAGCCAAAAATGCACATCGTCGTCTGTTTTATCGCCTTCCCACTCTCCATCTGCGTTTGGCGTGGACATGAACCACGGTTTGGGAACGCTTCGAAGTTTGTCGAGGTCTAGTATTGTCAATCCAAAGTGAGCCGTCTTTGCTTTGAACGGTGTACCATCAAGCACGATTTGCTTTTCATCTGGACCAACCATTACCCCACCATCAACCGTTCCAAGCATCGTCGGCTTTCCGCGCCTGATTTGCATTCCAGTGATTGCGTCTATGTCGCTTTCCTGGTGGATAATCGACAAAAGCCTTTGCAATTGCTGGCTTGTAAACAGCGTGTCATAGTCAACCGTGATTGCGTACTTGCAATCCGAATTGCATAGGTCAGTCAACATTTTCTGCATGCACTGACCATAAAACACGCCTCCACTAACCGTCAGCGGAATGCCAAGTGGCTTAAGCCCGCGCTCGATCTGGTTTCGGCAATACGTTATTTCGTGTCTTGGCGCGGTCATAATTGCCGCAGCCTTGACGCTTGCAAGTTGTGCCACTGTTTAGCTCCGGTGGTTATTGTGTCCAGCGATGTGGCTCGCTGGGTTATCCAACTACGACTTGGTTTGCGTTAGCGCTGTTAGCCGCTGATACGACTGGCACCAACTCAGCGACGCAGCTTGTAATAACTGTGCCGTTGGTTGTGGTGTCTGGAGTAACGACGACTTGCAGGTATCGCTTACGACCCTTTAGATCGACATTGAACACTGTAACTGTCGCCGCAGTATTGTCAGCAGTCACACTGTACGAACTATTGAACGTAGCAAACGCAGTAGCCGCGTTTGTGTCTGACTCACGCAAGTTCAACGCAACGTTGGTACTGTTTGTGTTTAGTTCTGCACCGATGTGAAAAACGATGGTCGCGTAGTCAGCGCCAAGCGTATCGATTGCTGCTGTCCTCGCAGTTGTTGCAGCCGTGACTGGTGCAAGCACTGAACTGCGAATCGCTGATTGAAGTGGTTTCATTTTTTTCTCGCTTACTTGTTTTGATTTACAGTTTGAAAGTTGGAAGCGCCGCAGCTAGGGCTTTGGCGCTTCCTCCACCGGAGCTATTGGTGGCTCCTGATTAGCTTGCAGCAAATCGCAGTGCGAGTAGTGCACCAGCAGCCGAGGCTGTTCCGATGTCGTGCACTGCAATATCGAATCGTTGCGTTGCTCGAATCGCTGTTGCGTCTTGCAAGAAATAGATGGAATTGTCTGCAACCATCTGCATACCGCGGCGACGACCAAGAATCGCAGCCATTCTCAAGTCGCCGAAGTAACCGAAAATGGTTGAAACTGCACCGCTTCCGCTGTAGAGAGCCTGGCTAATGACAACTGGATAGCCCATGAATTGCTTGGGCGCACCGGCTGCAAGATCGCCCATCACTTGTCCGCCGACAGCATTCATCAAACGCTGCATGGAGTTAGACCAAGTGTTCTGATGGACAAACCACGCTGGCTGTATCCCGGCGTACTGAGGCAACCTGCCGATTGCGTTTTCGAACACAGTCGTCGTCAGTGCTGCCAAAGTTGTGATGCCAGTCGCCGCTGTCACGATTGAACCAGCCGCCAATGCGTTAGCCGCACCACGGATTCCACCGTATGTCGAAGTGCCATCACCGTTGAACCCGGCGTTGTCTTCGTCGTAGGAAAACTTGTAGGCAACAGAACGAGCAACAGCTTCGGCAACGCTGATTACCGAATCTTCGCTAAGCTCGGACGACACAACAGCAACGCCTGCTAGCTTGCGAGCTTCCAACCGAACAAGGTTAAACGCCATGTCGCTGGCTGTGATGCTGGAGTTTTCGCCAACGTAATAGCTAGTGATTTCTCCAGCCAGCTTTGGAACATTCTGAACGGCTTCGCTCATGTTCCACTGCTGAGCATACTGCGAGAACACGCCAAACTGCTCACGCAACTCGACAATCGACGCTTCCAACGGCTCAGGAACGAGAAAGCCGCCCTTGGTGTTGTCGCCAGTTGTCATGGCGTTCTGGACTCGCAGCTTCATTCCGTTTTCGGCGCAGAACTGCTTGGCTTTCTTGTTATTGTAGATTGCAGCCAGAATCCACTGACCGGATTTGTAAGCATCCTCAGCGCTGTTAAACACGCCTTTGCGGAAAGAGTTTTTGAAGCGAATCGGCATAGTTAGCCGAGTGTCAGCTTGGTTGGCTGGCTGTTGTCGCTTTTCGATTTCTGGCTTCAATCGATTAGCAACCAGGGCTTCGTACTTGATAGCGGTATCAAGCGACTTGTTGAGGACTTCCTGTTCGGCCTTCAGCGCTTCGATTTGCTTGGATTCTTCTTCATTGAAACCATCGCGGTTTTCCGACTGAACCAAATCGGCTAGAGCTTCCGCTTTTGCCTTGTTTTCCGCTAGTTCGTTGCGGATTTGTAGAGAACTTTTCATTTGTTGACCTTTGGGTTTGCCCATCGACCAACAAACGAAAAAAGCGACGTTTTTTGGCCGAAGGTGTGAAAACGAATAAACGTTTCCAGACCTTGCTGCCCTCTACGTCGCTAACTAGTTACGCTCGGAAAGCTCGTTCTGAATTTTTTAGCGGTACTTGCCCGCTGCTTCATTTACTTTAAGCGGAAACCGACCGCTAAGTCAAGTATCTTCACTGTGTTTTTGTTAATCCGCAAATGTCAGCAGCCTCTTGATACAACTGGCTGCTTACGATTTTCTGCTTACTGCCTACTTGGTACTCGGCCAACATAATCGCGTCGCCTATGATCACATACAAGGCACTGACCTTTTCTGTGATCATTGCACCAAATGTGTTTTGCGCTGTCACTTCGCCAAAAACCAGCACGGCTTCCCTGCCATCCTTTTCGTAATAGCCAGCGTCCAGCGAGAATTTGGCGGTTGTCCTAGTGTTTAGCGCATTAGCTAAATCGCTATGGAACTTAGCTTTTGCCGCACGCTCGCATAGTTCCTTGCGTGTTGGCTTAGGCTTTTCTTGTTTTTTGACCACGTTGGCGCTCGGCCTAGTTGCGAACAGCGACAGACCAAGGCCACATCCTCCGCACAGCATTGCAATTATCAAAATGCAGGACACGGCAGCTATCGCTAGCTGATTTGCAAAGTTACCCATCATTAGCTCCTTAGTTTGATGGGCTTGATTTTACGCGATTCAAGGCTTTCTTGCTCGCAGAAATCCGCGACATTCCGCTAGATGCTGTGGCGTGTCGGTGTACTTCCAGCTTTCTATATCAACGAAACCAGCCGCTTGCAGCATAGCACCACCACATTTTAGTGTTGGAACCCACCAGTTGCTTGAGTTTTTGCCAAACTCGTTAGTCGGATAAAACTCGGCATAGCATCCGCTAGGATCGTGTGGCTGACCGGTGTATGGTGACACCAGATTGTCGAGAATCGCGGTTTCGACGTGGATTGTACCGCCGGGCTTCATAAGCCCATAACATTCCTCCAGGGCTCGCAGAGGGTTCTTGAGATGGTACATGACGCCAAAGAAAAAGACTCTTTGGAAAGCGTCTATTTGCTCATATCCTTCTTCGGCGTAATCTCTGTTTATCTCTTCGATGTTGCATTGATACCGACTATAGCCACGCTCCTCCCATTCGTCAGTCACCCACCGGTCCACTTTTCCGGTGCTTCGATTGACCTTCTCGTTAACCCACTTCTGCCTTAACACTCTATAGCCCAACGCTTCCGCGCACAAATCAAACGTCTGCCATGCTTTCGACCTGTCAGCATTCGTATTTCCGCCAATTGTATCGCTGAAGTCGTCAATCGCTGTAACGTGCTTCGCTCCACGCTTCAACGCTTCGAACGTCCAATAGCCATCCCAAGCTCCGACATCGAGAATAGTCTCACCATCCAGCCGCTCAGGTACGCCGTACTTGCTTGCGTCCAGTGGTGCCCAACCAGGAGTGATGATTCCTGGTCTTAGCGCGATTTTGTGATACCAATAGGGGATAGCAGCGATTTTCTCGCGTAGTTCGTCATCAGTCACCATTTAGCTCCGGTGTTAGTGGCTATCTCGATCCGAATTGAAAGCTAGTTGTCACCTTTGGTCTGAAACTAGCTGCAATCTGTTTCGGCATCTCAAACAGATTTTGCGGCGCATTCTTGAACCACCTAGCGTTGACTGGCTTAGCGTCCGCTGCGTCCTGTGCTTTTCCGGTGGATAGACCGGCAGCAATTGCTTCTTCCGCAGTGTACCAAGTTTCAGCAGCCAGCAGAGCCATAATATCGGTTCCCGCTGGCATGTACTCGCTGTAAATCTGAACTAGCGATTGGTCATACTTTGCAAGTATCTCTGCGGTCTTGGTCATTTCTGGCGCGTTGCCGATAGCAAGCCCCATCGCTCGGTGTATCATCCACCTGCCACCAGCCGAAGTCGTGCGAGTCTCACCAGCTAGCGCAATGACTGATGCAGCCGACGCAGCCAGTGAATCGACGACCGTATCTACGCCTCCATCGTATCGCTTCAAAGCGTTGTAGATTGCGATACCTTCGTCCGCAATTCCGCCAGGCGAGTTAATTCGTACTAACGCCCGTTTTCCGTCTAGCATGTCAAGCGCATCGATTACAGCCTTTGCGGTGACTCCACCACCAAACCAATCTTCTCCGATGGTATCGTAGATAAAAATCTCGCTTGTCTTATTGTTTACCGTGAGCATTTCGCAAGTCCTTCCATAAGTTGGTTCACCCGATTCTCCCAAGTCGAAACGCACTTGGTAATTGATTCCGTCAATTGCTCCGGCTGGCATTCGCAGGCTTCTAGCAACCGCCGCTTAGATTCGTTGCAATGATCTGTTGCTAGGTCTCGATCTCCGCCGATAGCTTCGATTTCGTCCGCTAGCTTAGATTCCCATTCGCTGTAAAACTCGTCCATCCAGCCGATAAAGTCTTCCGATTGTGCGTGATCTTGGCAACGCTTTGACTCAACACGCATCAGCTTAGCAAACATTCGCTGCGTTGCCCGCTCACCATAGTTCGTTGCCTGTTGTTGCGTAGGGTCGCTTGGATTGTTATCGGCTCCACCGATGCGATTTTGGCTAGTCGATGTGTTTGGATTTTCATACTGGTCGCCACCTTCGTATGGATTGAGGTCTAGCATCTCGCGGCCTTCGTTTGGAGAAAGCACGGTTGATGCAATGCCCTGCGTAATGAACGCCATCGTCGCTTGCTTCTCAGTTCGAAGTAACGCACCGTCATTAAACTTAAAATAGAATCCTCTAGCACGCTCTGACTCAGTGATTAGCTTCAAGTCACATTCTTCCTCCCAAGTGACAGTCCACTGCGCCAAACAGTTCATCCGGTAAGCTAGGTTTCTCTGTTCCAGACTGTTGTAGCTAGCGTTAGATGAATCGCCTAGAATGCCTTCCAAGCAAAACTGCAATGCAACGTCCTCACGCTGAAAACGCCGAGTTTCCAAAAACTGAGCGTCAGTGTTGTTCATCTGGATAACGTTAGCTTTGATTCCCTCTCGCAGCATTCCAATCGCGTCGCCGTCCGCGCCTTGATGCTTTTCCTTAAAGGCTTTGAGGAACGCTTCGGCTTCTTTCTGGTCACGCATTGCACCGACCGGAGCTTCTAGCATCAAGCCACCACCGTAGCCCTTTTTCTGCTGCTTAGAAATTGTCTTTTCCGCGCCGATACCAATTCCCCAGCCTTTACGAGCGACCGACAACAGCGAAACACCCTCGACACCATCGACGCTGAAACCTGGAATGTGCAAAACTTCGCTATCTGAAAACACCAACGTCTTTTCTGGATTCTTCTTCATGTCGGCCCAGATGCTTAGCCTATTGTCTCTGTCGATGATAGTAGCATGCCACTTTTCGCCATCGACCAACGCCGATAATGTTCGATCTGGTGCAAGCGGTATCAGTTCAACTGGCACGCCGTTTTCTCGCCTAATGTAGGCGCGACCATTGCCGACCATTAACGCATGTACCATCATCTGACGTTTGAACATGCTTGGTGTCTGGTAAGCGTTTGGTCGCCATCGTGTTAGCGTGTAAGCCGGATGTCGCTCTTGAATAGACTTCTCTTTAGTTGCAGAACTGTACCGCATCACGTTCAGTGGCATGACACCAAACGCGCCGGTGATCTTAGCCACACAGTGAAACACTGGTGGATAGGTCAACGCTTGCTCAATGGTCATTGGCTCATTACTACTCTCACCGTCTCCGGTCAAAGCCTTCATAATCCATTTTCCGAGCTGTGTTAGATTCATTCCAGCAGCCAAAGTAACCCTCCTATACAATAAATAAGCTGCCAGTAGCTCGGGCTGGCTCAAGTGTTGCTAATCTGAATGCCATCGTCATTGCGACGCATGGGTCAATCTTGTCTGCGCTATCACGCTTGTCGTACATCCACCTATCCTGTCGATCTCGAATGCACATTGCATTGTTTACGGCCCACGTTAAAAGCGGGTTTCCGTCATGGACAAACCGTTTTTCCTTGATCGTAGACAGCAAATCTTTGATTGGCTCGTTAAAATTCGTGCAGTTCTGGCCCATTGATGCCGCAACAAACCCTTCTTGCGTCAATTCTTCTGAAAGCGAGCGAGCGTTAGACGGGTCAAAAGCCACTTTTTGAACGCCAAAATGACGCATTTTTTCAATCAACTCCGCTTTCAATTCGGTGTTTGGGTGCTCGCATTTGTTCAAAAACCCATCGTAAATGAACGCAGAAAACGGCATTTTTGCCAAATCTCGTTCGGTTTTCTCAGAGATGTAGCCGTAGACCCTAGCTTCATAGCGATAGAGTGGCTTTTCCTCATGCTCACCAACAGTGAATCTAGCAACTAGAGCGAACGCGGAAAGGTCGTCGTATCCTCCAAGATCGAATCCTGCACAAACACAATCGGCTGTAGTCCAATCGCTCAACTCGCCTTTGCATGCTGTCCATTCCTCCGGGTCAAATACCTTTTCGATGCTAGACACCTGACGATTGCCGTGGTATCGCGTGAATCGATTTTTGCCTACTGCGTTTTGTTTTGCTTCGGTTGCCTGAGTCCGTAAATACTCCATCGTTACCGACACGCCAAGATTTGGATTGGCTTTGATCCAGCACGATTCGTCAAAAGCATCGTCCTCTTCGTCCAGTTCAGCGATAAACGAAAAGAATGTGTCGTCCTCCACAACGCCGAGTGCAACGTTTTTCGCGTAGTCGTAAATCTCACGCCACAAGTGCGACCTATCGTCACCGGCAGTAGTGATGATCGAGATAAGCGGCTGGTCGCGCGAGCCTGAGCCTGTTAGCATCGTGTCATAGAACTCGCGGTGGAACTCCCTAAACTCGTGCACTTCATCTAGCTTGACTGCATGTGGGTTCAGTCCGCTGAACGGCTTGTCCGAGCCGACCATGATGATCTCGCCAGCGTTCTTTGGAAAGCGAATTTCCTCTTTAACGAACTCTGTTTTGCGAGTGATGCCCGGCGATGCTTCGCGCATTCGCTTAGCTTCGGCAAAGATGACTTTGCGGACCTGATCTTTTTTGGTCGCAGCTAACACGACTTGCGCGACTGGCTCAGGCGTTCCTCTGTTAGGGTTTACATCGTATCCAGCTTGAAAAATGGATTCACCTGCAACCCAAGTTGATTTGCCATTTTTGCGAGCCAGTGACCGATAGTCGCGACGAAATCGCCTCGTGTTGTCAGCATCTCGCAGCCAACCAAATATCATTGACGTGCAGAACACTTGGAATGGCGATAAATCGAAGGGCATTCCAGCAAATCGACCGATGCTGTGTCTCAACATGCCTGGGAAGAATCGCACAGTTTTTGCGGCTAGCTGTGCGTCAAAATGATACGGAAAACCAGCAGATGATTGACGGCCTATATCGTCAACGTGCCTTTGGACAGCATGGCGCACCGCTTTCGATACGACGATTTGACCACTCAAAACGCCGTCGATATAGCTTTGCAAAATACCATGCTCGTTCGATGCGATCAACTAGTCCCACTCGCTTTCGTCTTCTTGCTGTGTCGATAACTTCATGCGCCGACGATCCAGCGGACCAAGTCCGAATACAGGACTTAGTTTTTGAATGTTCTGCATTGACCGCATCCACAAGCTAAACGTTTCCTTGTCCGCTCTGTTTTTTAGCAACGCTTGGTAGTAGGTGTTCCTGGAAACAATACTTTCAACCAGCGATTGCAATTGCTCAGCATCAACACGCCTCAGCAGCTCGTTAGGTATTTGGCTCAACGACCTAGTCCACACTTCGTTGTGCTCTTTATCAAAGTGACTAGGTCGAGATGGCAAACCATCCCTTGGAAATGTGTCTTCACCGTTAGCTACGCGATCTCCGCCGCTCCTACTTGTTCCACTCATCTTGCCTAACCTCCAAAATCATTTGCCAGGGTCGCATTGTTCGCGCG